CGAATTGTTTCTCAGGAGGAGTAACAATCATTGTTGGTTCACAGAAACGATATTTAATCTTACTGCGACCTTTGTTACCAACAATCACAACATGTTTTTCATCAAACTCAAATGATGGGTCGTCTTTGTGTAAAGAAACAACCGACAAGAAATTGTTTAAGTCATACACACCAAAGTCAGCAGGAATTTCTTCCTTGATTGTAACTTCAGCAAGAATGTTTTTATGTGACGAGACAGTTTTAAGTGTCTTGCCTTGTTTAAAGAAGATACCTTGATTGATTGTTCCAAAGTTCTTCAATACAGATAGTGTTTCACCAGAAAGTTTCATTTAATACCTCATAATTAAGATTTGTCAATAGAATACAGTATATCATGTTCATATAAAAACATGAGGCAACAAAGTGCATGAGCTAAGTGATGTTTACCTGATTCTGTATCCATCTGTTCGCCTTCTTTCCATGCCCATAAATGCCTTTGTAATGCATCAAAATACCTGCGTTTGGAATCTGGAACATTTTTCCAATTATCAGGTTCGTATTTTTCTGCACCAAAAGTTAATACATCAACAGTTGCTTTTAATGCAAGTGGTGGAAGTAAACCATATTGTAGTTTACCGCCATCGAACTTGCGACCTCCCGTTGTAGCAGTTTGACTTGCTGTAACTAGGTCTTTTTTAATCATAGTTTACCTGTGTATTGTGCAACGGCAGGCATGTTACCAGTAAACGCATATGTTCCAATGTGTTGCGTTTTCATCCAAGGACACAAGAAGATTTTACCACCCATTTTACGCCACATCTGACAGAACATATAATCTTCACTTAGATATCTGTCGGAACCACCTCCAACGATGGACTCTTTAGTGTCGATTACTGTATCAAAGTAAGCATGAATGTATCTTGTACCATCAAAATTAGCCTGGCCAACATGGTCTGGTTTGTATCGAATCATTGGATATTCTTTTTCCATTTTTTCAAATACTTCCCGTTTAACCATCATAAAACCTGTGCCGATTTCCATCACTTCAAGTGGTTCGGTAACAGTAAATTGTTTTGTGCCTTTTACAACATTGAAAACATATTCTCCAACTAATTGTTCTAGTTCTCTTGGTTCCATATTTGGTTGAGAACGAGCAGCTTGTGCAACATTACTCCAATTAATTGATTTTTTAGGATAAGGACCACCAATTACATCCTTGTCCAATGCCATACAGGCAAGAACATCTTGTGGATTGTAGTGAATGTCCGAATCAATGAATAATAAGTGTGTGTGGTCTGAGCGGAGAAATTCGTCAACTAGGTAATTTCTAGCTCGTGTGATAAGTGATTCATTGAACAAGAATGAAAACTTAGTTTCGATTCCATATTTGTTCATAGTTGTCTGTAAATCGAGGCTTGATTTGATATACAAACCATGTGCCATGCCACCATACATTGGTGTCGCAATAAACAGTTTATTTTTTCTTAGTTTTTCTAATTCAACTTTAATTTCCATGACAACTCCATAAACGAAAAAGAGGAAGTGGTACCTATATGTATCACTTCCTCTATTACTTTTTACCCTAAATTAGGCAAAAGCACGCTCACCTTGTGAACGAACTGCAGCGATACCAGCGGCAACAATGCGCTTGGTAGGAGTGCCAAGACGATAGAAAGAAACTTTATCGCCACTAGCATTGATACGGCTATTTAAGTAAATAGCATGACCTTCGTTACGCAACTCATTAATGGTTGCAGAAGGATTTGCAACACCAAAAACAGACTGCATTTTTTGTGCGGTCAAGGTGTTATATTCGCTGTCTTTAGAAAGATATGCAAGAACTTTTTGTTTTGCTGATTTCATTACAAAATACTCCAATATTAAAATGGTCTCACTAGGTAAACATTTGAGAGGAGACCTTTCTCTCAAATTAAAAACAAGTATATCATATAGTGCGCTGGTTGTCAATAGATATACAGGTAAAGAATAAAAAACTCCCACAGTCTACCTGTGGGAGAAGTGCCGAACTACTATTAGAAAGGAATATCTTCCACTTTAACATCAACAGGTTCTTCAGGTTCGATTACAGGGGCAAGCAATTGTTCTGCCGAAGCACCTGCATCAACTTTGGTATATAAATCAACGAATGATGCCTTAGTATCGTCATCGAAACGATTTAAACAGAGGGTAATCGCCTTCATTTTATCACCAAAGATGCCATATGTTTCAACAATGTGAACTAAACGGCGGGTTGAAATCACTTCATCACAACCGCCATCGGCGAATGTTTTACGAATCACATCAGCCCATGTAACAAGTTTTTCAGCGAAATCATTATCGGCACGACCAACAGAGGTCAATTCTTTTTCGATAATCTTACGCTCTGTTTTAACAGGAGGAAATTCCTGTTCCATTGTAGTGCGGAATCTTTCTAAGAAGGCTTCGTTAAGCACATTGGTAAACATGTAACGACCATCGTCACTACCTTTACCTTTTGTATTCGCAGTAGCAAATACGGTAAAACCAGGTGCAGGTGTAATTAATTCACCTTTCTTTTTCAACATGAAAGGTTTGCCTTCAAGAACCCGTTGTAAAGAGGAAAGGTTCTGAGCACCATAATCAATCTCATCGATACACAATACGGCACCTTGACGAGCAGCAGTGGTCACAGGACCATCACGCCATTCCATATTACCATCAATCAGAACATAGTTACCAAGTAGGTCACTTTCATCGGTTTCAGGCGTCATTGAAATGCAAACGAATTTGCGTTTTGCTTTGGCACATGCCTGTTCAATAGACATTGTTTTACCATTACCAGAATGACCAGAAATGAAAACAGGAAAGAATCTCATCGATTGAACGATTGAAAGAACATCATCAAAGTTGCCAAATGCTACATAATTTTTGTAAACATTAGGAACTAGGTTAGTATTGTCCAAATCAGTTTGGACATTTTGAATTTTGTGTTCAGATTTTTCAACTGGTCTTGTCATTGGAACAACCTGTGCTTGTAGTGCAATTGTTTGAGAAGGTTGTGCAACAGAGGCAGAACCAGGTACTTTGTAAACGCCACGCTTTACACGATTCACATCATCATTAGTGAACCAGTAAGGATGAGCAATATCTACTTTACTGCAAATTTCTTTAATTTCATCGGTCGTTACAGTAGGTTTACCAAGAGCAACAATTGCATTAATAAACTTTTCACGAATTTCGGCACGCTTAGTCATAATATAAAAACTCCTATTCACAATTTATACATCAATTTTAACACGGCTAATCTCAAATGTCAACCAGCCGTGTCGCATTTAAACAACACTCAGGCAGCAATGCCTTGAATGAACTTCGATACGAGCACTCGGTTAATTTGCTTCTTTTTATTCATTTTCATAAACGCAGTTTTCAACTTATTTGCGGTTACTTTACCTTCGATTTCAATTTCTTCTTCTTCGGTTTTCAGGTCATTACCACCGGCAACCAAGAAGAATGAATTGAAACCTTGAGTATTGGATACAAGGAACTTTTCTGCTTTGAATTGTTTTGTAACATCTTTCACTTTTTGCTCAATAGCATATTGTTCTTGCCAACGATTTGGGTCTCTACGGGTTTCTTCGTATAAGTCAGCATAGGTTTTGCCATCAGCAAGAACATAACGATGGTTAATTGTACCACGAACCCAAGATGGTCGACCATCAGGAATTAGGAAGAAACCAAATACTTTAGAACCAGTTGTTTTCTTAAACCATTCAAGTGCAACTTGCATATACACATCACGATTCTTGGTACTAATCTTCATTTCAAAGTTATTTTTGGTATCACGGAAAATCACATTCTTGTTTACAGTATCAACACTACTATAACCCATCTTCTTAACTGGTTTGCCATCGCCATCGGTATAATCTTTTTCGTCATTATAGTAATTTGTCCAATCAGAATCGCCATCGTGAACAATTACCAAACTGGTCATATCAAGATTGTTTGTTGCCTTGAATGTTTTCATCACTTCGGCAGTTGCAACAATTGCTTGAGTTAATGGTGTATTTGAAAGGTGTTCACTTTCAGGACGACCACAATCGCCACCATAACGACCACCTTCGAATGATTTTTTCAATAGAACCATATTACGCAAAGATGCATTGAACTCAGCATTGGTCATTTTGTTGTTGATATATTCACGCAAGAATACCGTATCTAAACCTAATGACTTGATAGGTTGTTCAAAACAATTTTTTCTGACTTTATTATATTCATGTTGTTGTTCATAGGTTGTTAGACCAAGGTCTTGCCAACGGGACTCAATTGAATCACCGAAACCATATACAACAAAAGGAATATTCACTTTGCGACAGAACATGGCAAGAACCAAAATCTGTTCAATTGAACCTGCCATATTGTTTGACATAGAACCAGACTTGTCGAGTAATAGAACCAAACCGTGATTCTTACCTTTTGGTGTCAACATTACTTTACGGAAGATATTGTCATCAAATTTGTATGATGCCAATTTGTTAATATCAATATCACCAGTATCAGACAATCTGGATTTACTGAAAGCTTTGGCAGCTTTACGCATTTCAAATTCTTTGGCAAGTAGACCAATGTAGCGGTCATTCTTGTTTTTGAAATCGTTTACCCAATTTTTAACTTTCTCATTTGTGAGATAACCTCTG